GTGCCAATAGAAGACCGTATTGCGCAATGTAACACGGTAGAGGGGCTGATGCAGTTGTACGCATCTACACCGAATATGCATGACGACATCAAACAATTATTTACAATCCGCAAAAAAGAACTGACCAATGGATAACCAAATATCAGCAATCGGAGTACTTAGTTTACTCGAAACAACCAAAGAACAACGTGAATCATTTGTGCGCTCGATTGTGAGCGCACTTGATGAGGGGCAGGTTGACCCTTTAAAAATACACTTGCAGGTAAAGAATACCGAAGACCTAATTAAGCAGATAACAGCAGATGAAAAGTACCGTGAATTTCTGCTAAATGAAGCGCAGAAGTATGGTAAATCATTCGAGCAGTATAACGCCAAATTTCAGGTAAAAGAAACGGGTACACGATACGATTATAGCGGGTGCAATGATGCGGAGTTGCGGGAACTTGAACGACAGGCGGCAGAAATAAGTGAACGGTTAAAAGCCCGTCAAAAGTTCCTGCAAAATATACCTGCATCGGGGATTGAAGTATTGCAAGGTGACGAACTTGTTACCGTTTACCCGCCTATTAAGACATCAACCACATCTGTAACCGTAACATTGAAATAGCATGACCCCACAACCACGATACAAATACGTTGAATACCTGCACGGGCAATGGCTCGGTATAATCAAGGTGAACGGACAGGAACTACGGGCGGGATTATTCCCGCTAACCGATGCAGGTGAACGCATGGCACACGAAGCAGCAGCACTACGACTGAAACAACACCGTAACGCTGCATTAGTGGCGAAAATATGCAAGGAACTTGAAGATGGCGCAATACACTATGACGATGTGTACCGTATCATATCAGCCACGCAGATTAACAACCCTGCAAGGCGACCCGATATAAACGTCATAACCGATATTGTATGCGACTACTTTGGGGTGACTTATGACTACATCGCACAGAATAGCAGGAGGGATAAAATCCGTTACCCTCGTCAGATGTGTATGTATATTATGCGTAAATTCGGGCATACCTTGTACGACATCGGTAAGTACTTCGGGAAAGACCACACAACCGTATTGCATACACACCGAATGATGCGGGATAGCATAGAGATTTACCCGCATATTGCAGCCACCGTTAAATCACTCGAATACAAAATCATAACACATGACACAATTAGAACAGTTCGTAATCGACCTACGCAGGATATTGTACCTGCAACAGATACTCCAGTACTCACAGGAAGGACTAAAGCAAAATCCACTCGTGCCGTCATGGATTAAGACGCACATCAACAACAGCCACAATCAGATGAAGGCGATGCGTAACGACCTTATGGTTAGGGGTAACGCTGCGAGTTGGGAATCCATATATGACGACATCAATTCGGATAGGCTACACGACATCGCACTACACATGGACTTCATCGCACCCGTTAAGAACATCGCAGAAATAACCGCAATATTGCAAGAACATTCAATGGAATCGGTATGATGTTCACCATCAACAAACAAGTCATAGCCATCAACAATCACCCTGACGGTTGTTACAGAAGAGGCGATATTTACACGCTCTTAGCCATGCGAATCAGTATGTGCAGGTGCGGGGTGATACTGTTGCATATCGGGCAGTATGTGAGCGAGAACAGCGGGTTAGCATGTGACAGGTGCTATGTAATCGCAGACGCTAAAGACGGCATATTTTGGCACATAGCGAGCGACTTTGTGCCGTATGACAATTCATTATCAGAAACAACAGTCGAACAGCTAATTTATGAACTTACAGGACATTATCAAGACTAACGGTGTAATCGAATTTGACACCAACACAGAACTGCGTGAATTTATCCGCACTAACAACCTGCAACCGACAGAGATACAGCAATCATTCCCCACCATAGATGCGGACAAGTTCCTACTGTTTCATCGTGGCGAGTATTGCACTATATCAAGCAGGAACTTAGTAGATTCAACTATTATTCATCAAACATTTATAACCGCCTAACGGCACAAAACAACAACAATGCAAATTACAGGTAAAGTACACAGAGTAGAGCAACCAACAGCACGTGAACACAACGGCAAAGTTTACAAGGAACAAAAAGTAGTAATCGAAACAACCGAAGGACAATACACCCAACAGGTAGGGTGCAGTATAAGCCGTGATAACATCATCGGTACGTTACAGGTCGGTCAGACCGTTACAGCCGACATCAACCTGCGTGGTCGTGATTACACCAATAAGCAGGGGCAGATTGCTAACTTTACAACGGTTGAGATTTGGAGGGTGCAGGGTGGACAATCAGACCCACAAGCACCACAAATAGGCACAGTTTCTGACTTACCATTTTAACCACCCAACAGCCCCGTAAGGCTGTTACATTCTAAACCGTATGGACACGCACGAAGAATTTTGGTTAAAGCAGATACATGGCAGCTTTGACCCCGAACCAAAGAAGAAGAAGAAACCGCCTAAGTATCATATACCTGACGAGGTCAAGGTAAGGTATATAACTGCACATTCAGAATGGTTTAAACACCGTTTTCCCTCAGCTTACAAAGACGGGCATTACCTGACTCCAAAAATGCCTGACTATCAAACGGCAAACGGGCTAACCAATTTCATCACAAATTACCTTGACTGGGTCGGGGGCGATGGCAACCGTATCAACGTACAAGGTAGACAGGTACACGGTAAATGGATAGGCTCAAGTACGAAGGTCGGAACGGCTGATATTGCCTGTATTCACCCGAACGGTACATCCTTTGATATTGAGATCAAAGTGGGTAAGGATAGACCACGCCCCGAACAGTTAGAACGGCAAGCGAAGATGCGCAGGCTTAATAAAATCTATGAGTTCATTTCTACACCAATGGAGTTTTTTGAATTGTATGATAGAATCACGGCAACCAAAATGTTTTAACCCATTCGAGTTAGCAGCACTTCACGACTATTACAGGCGCAACGGTGAATACCTTGCATGCCTGATTATTGAGAAACACGCACGGCATTGTAAGTGCGGTATTTTGGAGAAATTACCTTATTATAAGCCACTAAAAAAATTTCCTGTTTTCATGCTGAATTAGTATATTTGCAGGGTATATAGCTGCTGCCACAGCTAATTAAGATATTTATTGTCCCATTGAGGGGATAGGATGGCAGTCCTTGAACCTCAATGGGATTTTTATTTTATGGATTGCTTAAAAGAATATGTATTTGACATCATTAATGCAATGATTGAGGCTGATAAAAAGCCGAAACGCCCATCACACCTAAGTATTTTTAGGGACACAGAATGTTATATTTGGTTTTATCCTGAGTCTGGTCAATACATCTACGATGGCAGACCCGTTGATTACGGCATAATTAAATTGTACCTTGAAAACAATTTTATCGAATACACTGGTATGCACCGATACGATGGAGCGAGGATGTGCCGATATTCAATAAAGAAAAACAAAGTAACAAAGCCAATAAGGTACATACCTAAAGCGGTTCGTGAGGCAGTAATGGCAAGATACCAAAATAAATGTGTTACTTGCGGAACTACTGAAAGGGTTGAAATAGACCATATATTCCCTGTATCAAGAGGAGGTAAGTCGGATATAAAGAACCTGCAATTATTATGCAGAAGTTGTAATGCTAAAAAGTCGGCAAGTTTGCCAAAGATAACTGGGATTGAACCATTTTAATAACTAACTAAATACTTTAATATTATGTCTTGGATTCGACTACACAGGCAAATAAAATCTCATTGGATATGGTCAGACCCGAAGCGTCTGCAATGGTGGATTGACATATTACTTTGCGTAAATCACGCAAAAAATCGTGTATTTATCAAAGGGAAACTGATAGATTGCGCAAGAGGGCAATCCGTCAAAAGCCTTGATACATGGGCATCGGAGTGGAAAACGACAAAGAAAACAGTCGCTTCGTTCTTCCGTATGCTCGAAAAAGACCGTATGATAACCATTGAAAACGTAACGGTTAGTACACGGATAACTGTCTGTAAATATGATAGTTATAACGGAATGGTAAACGCAGACGACCCCGCACACTACCCCGCAGACGACACCGCACAGGAAACGCACACTACCACGCACAGTAAACGCACACTACCCCCAAACAATAATGATAAAGAAGATAAAGAAGATAAAGAATATTCTATTGCGCAATTTCCGTTTTTTTGGGACGCATACGGCAAGAAGGTTGACCGTGAAAAATGCTTCAAGAAATTCAAGACTCTAAAGCGTGAGGAAATTGAAGCAATCAAACGAACCCTACCCGCTTACCTGCAATCAACCCCAGAGATACAGTTCCGAAAGAACCCGCTTACATACCTGAACGGCAAATGCTGGAACGACCAACCCGCTACGCCTCCTCCACCACCAACTAAAATGGTTTTCTGATGCGCACATTTCAACAACTCGGCATAAAAATACCAACAGGGGCAACGGGCAACATAAAAACGATTTGCCCGTCATGCACCCCGCATAATCGGAAACCTGAAAACCGAAACAGTAAGGACTTATCGGTGAACATCGACAAGGGTATCTGGAATTGTCATAACTGCGGGTTTACTGGTGGTTTGTACGAAAAGCAGGAGAAAGTGTACGTTGTACCGCCTACCGTCAGCCTGCCATTATCAGCTAAGACTATCAGCTACTTCAAGTCAAGGGGCATAAACGAGGTTACATTAAAGCATTTCCACATAACCGAAAAGAAAGAGTGGATGCCCCAACTTAATGCCGAATCAAACTGCATATTGTTCCCATATATTCGTAACGGCGCATGGGTAAACGTGAAATACCGTGATGCACGTAAGAACTTCAAGCTGACTAAAGATGCCGAATTAATACTTTTTAACATAGATGCTATTGCGGGGCAGAAACGGGTTATCATAACCGAGGGCGAAATAGACGCAATGAGCGCACATGAGGCAGGATTTAGTGCAGTTTGTTCAGTCCCGAATGGTGCAACGAAAGGAAATCAGCGTTTAGACTACCTAAACGCCTCATGGTGGGCATTTAACGAAGCGGATGAGGTAATCATAGCAACGGACAATGACGAGGCAGGAATAGCCCTTAAAAACGAATTATCAAGAAGGCTTGACCGTTCCCGTTGCAGAGAGGTACGATACCCTGACGACTGTAAAGACCTGAATGAGGTGTTAGTGAAGTACGGAACGGAGAAAGTAGGTGAGGTTTTATCGGGAGCAAAGGCACTTCCCGTTGAAGGTGTTTACAGGTTATCGGATTTCATGTATGAATTGGATAACGTATATGAGAACGGTTTTGAGCGTGGGGTAACTACGGGGTATCCTGACTTTGACAACCTCCTTAACTTTTCAGGTGGACAGTTGACCATGATAACTGGCGTCCCGAATAGTGGTAAGTCTGCGTTCCTTGACCAAGTGCTGATACGATTAGCGCAACGGCACGGGTGGTCAATCGGTGTATGTTCGTTTGAGAATCAGCCAATAACACGCCATGCGGCTAACCTTTCATCGGTGTATAGTGGCAAGCCGTTTTTTAAGCAAGCAGGCAGAATGAGCGTAGATGAATTTAACTACGCTAAGAACTTTCTGCATGACCATTTCTTTTGGTTTAAGATACGCAATGAGGATGTGTCGCTTGACGGAATACTGAATCGGGCAAGGCAGTTGGTTAAGGCTTACGGAATAAAGGCACTTGTTATTGACCCGTATAACTACATCGAACACAAACGTCCTGCACACATGACGGAAACAGAATACATATCGCTATGTCTAACTGAGATATGCAACTTCGCTAAGGACTACGACATTCACATTTTCATGGTTGCTCACCCAACCAAGATTAAGAAGAACCCTGCAACTAAGGACTTTGAAATCCCTACGCTGTACGACATAAGCGGGTCGGCAAATTTCTTTAACAAAACTGATAACGGTTTCACCGTGTACCGTGATAGGGTTACAAACAAGGTAAGCGTGTATGTGCAAAAGGTGCGTTTCTTCTTTAACGGTAAAATCGGTATGTCCGAGTTTACATACGATGTGTATTCAGGCAGATACACCGAAGTCGGTAGCGAACCGCCTGAACCAGTACAGCAAACGAATGGATGGCTTAATCCACATGCGGGATTTCAGAACAGACGGACGGACTTTGATGACACGCCATTTTAACCGCCCACTCCACAGCCTTACCGACTGAGCCGAATATCTGCTTAGCCTGTTCAGCGGTGGCGGGTTCGAGCGATGCTCCGTAACAGGAGCGTTTTTCGTTGCCCTTCTTAGGGCGACCTACGGGGTTGGATTGTTTCATATCAGTAGTTCTGAATTAATGCCGCAAGTATGAGCAGCGTTAGGAATATGAGGATGTCTTTGATGTGGCGCATGGTTATGATTGATTTGTTTCAGCGTAAAACATTACGTTGTTGTTTTCTACCGTTTTACCTTTAGTGAGCAAACCCATTTTAACGAGCTTGTTTGCTGATTTAATTTCATCGCTTGACATGAATGTTCGTGGCAATGGGTTATCGCCTTTGTGGTTCTGCTTCATGTATTCGAGAAACTCTGTAAGTACCTTTTTCATATCGTTTAGTTTTTATGCAGTGTAGGATGCTGCGCCCCGTGTGAGTTAGAAACTGTTTGACCTGTTATGCTGTTCGAGATTAAGATGTGCGCACTTTACGTTTTTCATTTCTACTTTTGCGTTTTTAAATTCCTCTATCCTGCGCTGAAAGTATTTATCTGCCTCTTTCTTCGCTTTACTAAGTGACGGGTATATGTAGAGTACTTCGTTAGCGGGTCTTGTTGTTTCCTCAATTGTAGTGTAGATTCCATCAAGTACGAGTGCGTAGTTAACCTTTGTGTTTTTCATATCCTTTGGTTTTGTTCCACAAAGATAAACACAAAATAATTACTAACAAAATAATTCTTGTATATTTCTTTTCATAACGTATCACCGTATCGGATTAGGTTGTAACTTTGGGGAATGGCAGGCAGACCATCGAAATATACACCCGAAATAGCAGATACTATTTGCGAACTGACGGCAACAACTTCAAAGAGTTTGCGCTCAATCTGCAATGAGTTGAACTTGAGCGTATCTGCTGTGCTTGATTGGTTAGCAAGTGGTAAATATCAAGAATTTACGGACAAATACGCACGCGCGAAGACTATGCAAGCCGATGCGATGTTTGAGGAAATAATCGAGATTGCAGACGATGAAGCAAAAGACCTGCTTGATGGTGAATTTGGTCAGCAGGGGAACGCCGCAGCCGTTCAGCGAGCCAAGCTACGTGTAGACGCAAGGAAGTGGGCAGCGTCCAAACTCGCCCCCAAAAAATACGGGGACAAAATCGAACACACTGGCAACGTGGACGTGCAGATTACGGGAATGAAAATAGTGTAATTGGAATTAATCTTCAACACAAACGGCAATGAGAAACAGAAGGACGTAGCCCGTGCGTGGCTCAATTCTTCCGTTACTGATATTGTGTATGGCGGTTCTAAAGGTTCAGGTAAATCGTTCTTAGGCTGCTCGCTTATATTCGGTGATGCGTTCCTACACCCGAACACGTACTACTTCATAGCCCGTTCAAGCCTGACAGACTTACGTAAGTTCACCATACCATCGGTGCATGAGGTGCTAAATCACTGGGGCATACCACCCACAATGTACACATACAACGGGCAGGATAACTTCTTTCAGTTGAAAAACGGCAGCAGGGTGTACATGCTATCGGCTAACTACCTGCCATCCGACCCCCTGTACATGCGATTCGGTTCAATGCAGATGACACGGGGATGGATAGAAGAAGCGGGTGAATTTGAGAAAGCGGCAAAGAACAACCTTGCAGCGAGTATCGGACGCTGGAAGAACGACACGTATAAGCTAACACCGAAACTACTGCAAACGTGCAACCCTGCTAAGAACTACCTGTACTCGGACTACTACCGACCATACAAGGACGGTTCGCTCGATCCGTGGAAGCGATTTATTCAGGCGTTCCCACAGGATAACAAGATGCTGCCTGATGGGTACTTAGAGAACCTCAACCGTACACTTGACCGAAATCAGAAAGAACGGCTACTTTTCGGCAACTGGGAGTTTGACGATGACCCGACTGTGCTGTGTGACTACGATGCTATCTGTGATGCGTTCACGAACGACCATATCAGACCAACAGGCGATAAGTCCATCAGTGCCGACTTAGCTATGCAGGGGCGTGACAGGTTTGTTGCAGGCGTGTGGGATGGTGATGTGGTAGAGATAGCCCTTGACAAGACAAAAGCCACAGGAAAGGAAATACAGCAGGCATTACAGCAGCTTATGGTAACGCATGGTGTGCCACGTAGCAAGACCGTTGCCGATAGTGACGGATTAGGTGCGTATTTGGAAAGCTACCTCAACGGGATTAAGGAGTTTCACGGTGGAGCAAAGGCTAACGATGCTGAATATGTGAACCTGAAATCAGAATGTGCGTATAAGTTAGCCGAGAAGATAAACAAACGGTTGATAAAAATAATTTGTTCGGATGAGCAGAAACAGAGAATAATTGACGAACTTAGCGTTTTGAAGTCGGACAGCGTGGATAATGACGAAGGCAAGAAACGGATTATCAAGAAAGACCAAATGAAAGAACTGTTAGGACGTTCACCCGATTACCTCGATATGCTACTGATGCGTCAGGTGTTCGATGTGAGGACTAAAATGCGATTCGCAGTAATACGATAACTTATGATACAGATAACACCACAACAAAGGCAACAGATACTATCTACGCCTGAATTCGCTAAAGCTTTTGACACGGCAACAACAGGGTACAAGCCCGAAAAGTACCCCGAAGTGGGTAAGTTCGACTTTGCTCGCACACGTATGCTTACAATCCGTTCATTCGCATCGTTCGGCATGGACTTCGACACATACATCGAACTGAATAACAAGCCCATGAAAGAACTGGAATGGGGCATATTGCAGAAGATATGTGCGTTCGCTATTGACATTATCCCCGATGCAATCGAATGGGATTACATCGAGTTTATTCGCTCATTTCACGAAACATTACAAGAAATACACAATTTTACCACCTCGAAGCGTGAGGAATGTATAAAATCTGTATTTTTGCAATTAAAGGCTAAAAATAGCTTGATTAAGTAATGACGCTATCAGACATACAAGCTAAGGCAATTATACGGGACAACCCGAACGGGAAAGCCATCAAACTCAAGCGTGAAAAGCATGAGATAATTAAAGCCCACGTCACGGGCGTAGGTGCTGCCGACCTTATCACACCAATAAAGGAATTTGAACGGGACACCTATGCTGCATCAAGGCGAAAGCTCGGTATGTCGAATAGGGATATAGTTCACAGGGTCATGATGCCCGTGAACAAGATATACACGGCTAAAGGTGGCGTTGAGAATTACACTTTACGCACACCCGACCAAGCGAGTGAGTTCAAGATGTGGCTAGGTCAATGCTACTACCGTGATTCGTTGAAGAACTTTATAAGACAGGTGTTACAACCTGCTTTCTTTACAGACCCCGAAGGTTTGATGTGGTTGGAGATGGACGAGTATGGCAGACCATGCCCTACGTTTAAGTCCATCATGCAGATTTACGACTACCAATTAGCGGGTCGTTATCCTGAATGGGTGGCGTTTGAACTGACAGAACGTGAGGCAAAGGAGATAGAGGAACGGTCAGAGGGAATAGAAGTGAACCTGCAAGGCAAGTTAGTCGTACCCCCATCATCAGGCAAGAAACAGCCGTCTAAAGTGTTCCGTGTGGTGTGCGATAGTTACGACCGTATCATTACATGGGAGCAATCGGGTGAACCTGTTATCGTTTCGCAGATACCGAACCCGTTTGCGTTTATGGGTGTACCTGCGAAAGTGGTATCTGACATCTACGGTGCGAGTACGAAAGACGAGCATTGCGTATTCGATTCACCGCTTGCGCCCTCAATGGAACTGCTGACATCGCTCATATTCGGGCGATCATTGTATGCCGTTACTTATGCCCGTACAGCTTATCCCAAGGAATGGATGGTGTTGCAACCATGTCCGACATGTGAGGGTACAGGGCAAGTGGATAGTTACTCATGCCCTGAATGTAAGGGCAAGAAGGTTTATCCGTTCCAGAAGCACAGCGATGTATTAGCGATAGACTACTCCAATGACGTAAACAAATCTGTCCCAGTCCCACCGATGGGGCATGTGACGGTTGACGTGGAAGCGTTGAAGTACATGAAGGATAACGACATGCTACTAGAGGATATGGTGCGCTATACTCAATGGGGCGTTTTATCCGTTCGTAGTAATGGCACTAAAGTATCAGCGGGTCATGGCGGCAATGTATCAGGTACAGCATACGAAGCGCAGCAAAATGAGCAGCCGATGCTTGACCAGTTGGCGTTATATTCGTTGTGGTATAGCGATGCCATGAAGTTCTATGCAGACGGTCAGGGTATGTTCATCTACGGCAGGGACTACATAGATAGTGGTGTGATGGGCGGTGACAGGTTCATGATAGAATCGGCAGACGCTACGTTTGATAGGCTGCTTAAAGCCCGTCAAGGTGGAGCGACTAAAGCGGAACTATTGAGCCTTACGATGGAGTACATCGAAAACAAGTATCAGCGCAATCCGATAGAGTACAGGAAGTACAAGATATTAGCCGTTGCAGAGCCGTTTTATCATGATAGTGTGCAAGAGGTAATGACATACCCGATACCCGATATAAACAAGTTGGAAAAGATATTTTTCGATGAATGGCAGGCTACGTTAACGGATGATTATTTTGCGTTATTGCCCGACCAAGGATTGGAGCAGCGAGTGAAAGAGGATTTGCGCAACTACACCCTGACCAGAATCAGCAAAGACCAGTTAGCAGACCAAAACATATACACCGCTTACGGCAATCTGATTAACATAGGCGATGAGGTTACGGTAAAACGGAACAAGGACATGCAAGATGCAGCAGTAGGCAAGCGGTTGACCGTGAAAGATACAGTCGGACGATATGCGGTGTTGACCGATGGCGATAATGACTACACAGGGTACGAATTAGATAGGTTGATTAAAACTAAAACAAATGCTCAAATTACCAATTGAGGCGGTAGATAGGTTGACCGCACGTATAAATGACGAATGGAAAGCGGTACAATTCTATCAGTCAGCGCAGATACACTTTGCCGACATGAACTATGATACAATTGCAGCGTTCTGTCAGGCTGAATCAGCTGATGAGATAGGACATGCAAAGGTATTGCAGGATTATATGGCTGATTATGGTGTGATAGTGCAGCGTGAATCGCCTGAAATGAATTACAGTTTCACCGACCCGAAAGACTTTGTTAATCAGGCGGTGGAGTTGGAATCAGCGTTAGACGATGCGTATCAGGACGACTACAAAGCGTTAAGCGACTACCCGAATGTGCAGAATCTGTTGTTGCAGTTCCTCACTATTCAGACCGATAGCGTGAGGGAATACCTGAATAAGCAGCGCAAACTTATGACGCTTACGTCTGAATTTGAGTTTAGGGTATTAGAGAAAGAAATATTTAGTTAACCATAAAAAACAAATACAATGGCAGGAAGACCACGTAAGGAGGACACAGCCGAACTAACGGCAGAATTTGAACAATCGCAGGGCGAGATAAACGCATCGTTCGCACCCGTTTCAACCCCATCAAAACCCAAAGTACCTGAATGGGTTATATGCACCGTTGATGTGCGTATGGCTACAAGACCATCTACACACCCGTATAAGATGGGTCGTGGCGTTGAGGGTTATTGCACCGATGCCCGAATACTTGAAACAGGGCGCACATGCAAGCGTGATGCTGAATCAATCGCCAAACTAAACAAGCAAGTTGACTGGCGTAATTCAGGAAAGCCAAACCACCACGTATTCTATATCCCTGCTGATAAAGCAGAAGTAGGTGTATCGCTGAATCCTACATGCGAGTGGGTTCCGACCTATCAGATGGGGCGTGTAGTAGGGTATAATTTCGAACTTAAATTCAACTTCTAATGATAACAGCAACCACAAAGGCAGCGTTGAAGCAACTCGGAATCGACCCCGAACAGTTGATAGCAGCCATCAAAGACACAAAAGAGGTCGATATAACAGTTCCGCAGGGATCGGTTTACACCGATACCGATATTGAGGAAATGAAAGCGAACGTCAAGAAAGGACACGAGCAGGCATATCCTGAAATACTCGGTAAGACCCTGAATGAAAAGTACGAATTGGGGTTGTCAACTAAGGACGCAAAGAACATCGAAAAGGTGATGGAGGCGATGGAAGCGAAAGGGCTTGCAAAGGCTAACATTGAGCCGAATAAGAAGGTGCAGGAACTCGAAGCGTCTATCAAGAAATTGCAGGAAGAGGCTATTCCTGAATATGAGCGCAAAGCTAAGGAGTGGGAAACAAAGTACACCGAGCGTTTGGAATACGATAGCTACGCCTCTACAATCCCCGAAAATGCCAATAAGTTTCTCACGAGGGATGAACATATCGCCCGTGTAAAATCACGCCTTAAAATAGGCGAAAACGGCATAGCGGTAGATGCACAGACGGGTATGCCTGTAAAGGATAAGTTGGAGAAGCCTGTATTGTTCAAAGATGCGGTTGCAGAACTGTATAAATCGAACGAAACATGGGTTGAATCAGCGAGTGCAGCACCATCGGGTAACGGTAAGCCGTTCAGCCACTCCACATCAGCAGGGGCGGCACGTAAGGCAGGTGCATTTGACCACGATGCAGCATTGCAGAGGGTGCAATCACAGTACGACATGAGGACACCTGAAGGAAGGGCAGCAGCACGTACAGCGATGGCGAATGAGATGATAGCGAGTAATAAGTAGGTTTTGTGGTCATAAGTGTTCAATTTGGGGCGGGTGTTTCTACACTCGCCTTTTTTTGGTAATTTTACACCTATGGCAAAAGGTAAGAAAAAAGGCGGCAAAATGTGCTAAACATTTTAGGCGGGACGAATAAAGTAGTCCCGCTTTTTTGTATATTTGCTGCAAATGTCAAACTATTATGAGTCACGAACACGAAATGAACGAAGTCGATATGATTATCGCAAGGTGGGCGCAAAAGCAAGCTAAGCAGATACGCCCCGAATCAAACGATTTTACTTATGGTGATATAGGTGGCGAAACGTTTATTTTCTTCCACTCTCACCCCAGCCTGCAAAAGTCAATGAATATGGCGTACAGGCTTATTAATTACCCATGTAAACGATAGTAACCATGTGCGAACTAACCACCATTTTAATAGAATTATCCGAAATGCCGTATATTTACGTCAAACAATGACTTATGGAACACACAAACGCAGAACAAACGCAACAATGCGAGGTGGTGAGTGAGGCTACATGGTCAATTAATATTGGGGTAGGTAATGTAACACTTGACCCATTCCCGCAGCTAATTACTCACGCCTCTTGCACATCACAACCAATCGACACCAACCACCCCGACTACATGCGCTTAGTGGTGCATAGTATGGATTAAAGATTTTTTCATATCAGTGCGTTTTTTGAGCCGACTATTCTTAGTTGGCTTTTTTATTTCAAATACTTTATTTACCTTTACACAGATTAGCAAGGCGTTCTTCTAATCAATTCCTACCTTATGCCGTGCATGGGTTTAGTGAATGCGGATGTTCCGTTACGCATCGGGTGCTGTGCAACCGATAACCGAAACAACATTTTCTAACATTAAATTCATTCTGCAATGGCAGCTAACTTTTATGACTCAGCCTTATTGGGTTTTCAGGGTCGTGTAAAATCAGGGCTTAACGCTAACGAACTGCGTGAAAAAGATACAGCAGTTCTATCTTACGCCCTCGACAACCAACAGTATTTTGAAACCATTATGAACGTGGACGAGATTAAGAAATCCGTTCAGCGTCCTGTATATGGTTACTACTTCAACCGCAATGCCTCTACCAACGGCTCGGCTATGACCGACTTCCCGACAGGTTCACAGGGATCATCTGCACAGCAGGCATTGTCGTTCGTAACGTTTACGGAAGAGTTCCAGACGTTCAACGTAACAGGTATGGACAACGTGTTCGACTTCGCTGCAATCTTCGACAACCAAGCGAAGCAGGCAATGCGTAACATCCGTACCCGTGTACGTGAGTGGTTGACATCTAACCTGTACACTAACCGTACAGCGACTTTGCCTTATGGCGTGTCTTCTATCCTCAATGCCACATTCAACGCTTCAACCGATGCGTATGAAATCAGCAGCCCACAGCCTTACAGCGCAATGACATCTGTTATGCGTCAGGCGGGTTACGGTTCATCTACTTACGATGCCCTGCTTGACCCAATCCTGTACCCACAGTATCAGTACACATACGCACAGGGTAACATGAACGCTGCGAACCTGAACTATCAGTTTGATGCTAAGGCAATCCAACCCGCAGCAGGCGGCTACTTTGATAACGTATGGGAAGACCTAAACCTGAACACAGCGGTAGCGGTAACAGGCGGTTATAACCTCGGTTCTGCCCTCGTTATGCCTAAGAACTCGTTCTGTTTCGTTCCGTGGATGCCTGAACTGTACTACTCACCAACTTCAAGTAAATCATTTGACCAGTATGTCGGTGGTTACGGTACAATCGGTGATGACATGTACGCTAACATGGAGTATCAGATATTCGGATGGAACAACCAGTCGGACACATCAGGTTCTTACGGTTACGGACAGTCACAGACACAGAACTGGCAGATAGGTTTCACTGCTGCATTCGTTACGTCTTACCTGTCTAACTCCAACGAAACACCGATTTACTTCTTTGCTTTAACCGCTTAAAATCCAACGTGAACTAAAGATGAAAAAGTTAATCGCAATAGTGGCTATTATAGCCCTCGGAACAATCGCAGCCACAGCGCAGGTGCGTGGCGTTTACGGTACAATTCAGCAGACGACTGCACTTCCTGTTAGCTACAAGAACGCAGCAGGCACAATCGTTACGCTCGATACACTTGTATCGGCTGATACGGGTTACATTTGGCTCGGACAGATAAGCAACAACCTGAACCTGAACATCAATGCGCTCGTTACGCAGGTGACAGGTACGGTTGCGGCTACTGCTATCCTGCAAGCCTCTGATAACTCGGCATTCACTTATCCTTACACTATCACAGGCACAACAACACAATGTGCGTCATGTGTGGGAGCAAGTGCGACAATATCAGCAGCGGGCAATAACAAGTGGCTCGTACCATCAAGTCCATTTGCTTACTACCGTGTTCGAATTATCAAGACAGACACAGGTAAAGCAGCTTATACAGGTTCAGCATACATGAAGTGGTAATATGGCAATAACAACTCCCATAACAGGCAATACATCGGTAATGGTCGGACAAACTACGACCTTATCTAATGCTACCGTTGGCGGTAACTGGAGCAGTAGCAATACGGCAATAGCTACCGTCAACGGGTCGGGAGTGGTCACGGGTGTTGCGCAGGGTGCATGTGTGATAGTGTACACAGTTGGTTCGGATAGCATATCCGTATCACTTGGCGTTACTACCCGCACATTGTCCAACGGGTTCGATATAGATGCAGTTTACAACGGGCTAAAGAATAGAGTATTGTGGTTATCACAGGGCGTGACTTCGCAGTCAAGAAGGTATTATGAGGACTTTCACACGCTATGCGATACTGCATTACTTGACGACCTTAGACCCGATAACGGCAGCACTACATCGGCTTACTTGGATAACCTGCAACGATCCGTTGTCCTGAATGCCGTAAATGCGGTCTATAATGCTCCGCAGGTCATTGACCCTACCCGCTTATGCTTCTACCGTGGCGACTGGCAGTTGTACCCTCAACCCGTAGCCAATACGGGGCAGTTTGTAGGGCTTCGCATACTCGTGTCACGGGGCGACTTCGCTATCAAGATGAACAGCGTTGAGTTGTTCTTTGATAACGACTGCACGTTCAATATGTACCTGTACAATGATATGACGTTACCCCCGATTTACACCATTGAAGTAACAGCATCGGCACAACAGCAGGTAATAGTCCCGCTTGATAACGATGCGATACTGAACTGGCTTAGTAACACAATCAATAAAGGCGGTACGTTCTATTTCGGGTACTATCAGGACGATATAGAAGCACAAGGCGCAAAAGCTATGTATTACAGCGTGGCGATGCAATCGTACAAAACTGCACGTATCTGGGCATACAGCGCACAGGTGCAAACAGACGTACAAGGCAATCGCAACTTTAAGCGCAATCCTATCGGGTCTAATAACCTCACATACGGGTTGAATTTAGAGATAACCACGTACATAGACGCTACAAACAATGTTATCCGTAACGGGCATCTATTGGATAATCTGATAGGCTTGCAGATGGCGGCAAAGGTTGTAGAGGCTTTGATATTCAGCTATCGGGCTAATGGCACACAGCGTAACATTATGGGCAATGACGCATTACAGCACTTGTATGAGGAACTAAATCTTGCTAAACCGTCCGAAGAAATACCATACAGCGTAGGTTTGCGTAAGCAGATTAATCAGGAGGTGGTAAAAGTAAAACAGGCATTACAGAAACAAATAACTAAAGCCGTAGGAATTGTCTAACAATCTGCTACCAAGACCGACAGGGATAGACTACCCGATTCAATTACTCCAGTCATGGTTGTATGAGCAATTATACACGAAGTGGGGCGAATCAGGGTTAACGTCTGAATTGTTGCAGGTATATGGCAGGGCGTATCGTAACAATGTAGTTGATAACGGATATGTGCCACAGGCATTTATTGAAGGGATAGACTACAACAACGACATGTTCTATGACGACCGTATTGCGGCTCTATTATGGTTCGGTCTGAATGACCCTACAACGGTTAAGGGAGTAGGGCATACATACAACGTAACCTTATACTGTTTCTGTAACCTTGAACTTGTAACACCGAATAACGACACGCAGCGTATGGACGAACAGGTCATAAACGATGTGCGCAATTTAATACTTCCGAATCGTTACGGGTTCTTTGTTAAGAACGTGGAGCGTGATGTTGATAAGGTTCTAAAGCGATTCAGCGGCAAAGTGAAGAACGATGCACTTGCTAAGAACAACCAACAACCGAAGCTATGTTTCGCCATCGAAATGACCAATACAATCGAAATCACAGCGTATCAGGAATGTGCGCTGCCATTAGCGACACCGCTATATTTTAATGCCATGACAGCACAGATAATTGTGATATTCAAGGACAATCCGAATACAAGCATCACACAGACGCTTTTTAACGGTGTCAAGATTCAATTGCAATACCCTACGGGTAACACGGTAACTATCCCCCACCTTATCGGGCGAGATGTGTTCTCATCGTTTACCCTTGATGGCAATAACATGACTACGGTATCGCAGGCGGTGAACTACGTGCCATACGACCCCGTAACAGGTACGTTCACTTATGGCAGCGACTATCCAAACGATGGATTTCAGGATGGCATGGTAATGATTCTAACATTCAACGAAAATTCATAACTATTTAAAACAATCAAATTAAAATGTCAACAGTATTAAATACAGCAAACTGCGCAATTACAGCCAATACAGGGCTTGTTACATGCGCCACAACGCCTGACATAGTAAGCTACGCAATAGCTGTACCTAAGGGCTTTGTATTCGATGCGGCAGACCTTGCCGATTCAGCAACCTTCAACGCAGCATTAGCCGCTAAGACCGTAGCGAATACGGGTAGGGCTTATATCCTGCCGTTCCTGACCAACTTCACGGACAACACTGGCGACCCAGTTACGACAAACCGTAACAACTACGTTGCAGGCGTTCAGAACAAACCGTATAACTGGCGTTATCTGATGAACGGCTCATTCTGCGTGTTCCAAGAGGTTAAGCAGTTGTTGAAGTTCAACTTCTTCGATTTCCTCTTCGTAGATGCAATGGGTACTGTTTGGGGTACAGAGGCACTCGACACAGCGGGCGACCCGTCACTCGGTGGTATTCAGATGTTTGAAGTATGGGTTGAGGACTGGATGCAGAAGAAGCCCGATGACGTTAACGCTTATCCGATTAACTTCCGTGTATTGGATAACCGTCAACTGAACGAGAACGTAGCGTTTGCGCCTACTAACTTTACCGTTAACATGGCTACAATGGGTCTTGCTAACGTGCAACTGTATGCAGGGACAACAGCGTCAACAGCGACACACCTGTACGTAAGCGGTAAGTACATTTGCGGTGGTGCATCACTCGGTGTAACATTCGGCTCTACCCTTGCAGCGACAGGCGCATGGACGGTGTTCACAGCAGCGGGAGTATCAGTAACCGTATCAGCGGTATCGTATAATTCGGTACTTGACCAATACGACCTGACAATCACGTCAACCCCTGCGACATCGGTAACGGTTGGACTTGCTGCACCTGCTACGCTTACAGGCACACCATACTTTGCGTATGTAGTAACTGAAACTCCTAACAAGTACACGCTTACAACTCCGTAATATATGGCAGACATCAAAGCAGAACTGAACGGCATAAGCATATCCTTTAACAAGGATGTAGTTGCCGCTATGACTGAAAAGGAATTCACCGAAAAGTTTATGGCTGATGAGGCTGTATTCGCAGGGAGTTCCGAAGCAGACAAGAAGCGAGCATTGCAGACTGTTTACAGGGCTTGCAATCCCGTTCAGCCGAAGAAAGAAAAGGTTGAGAAACCTAAAGAAGAGTAAAACCATACGGGGGATGGGAAACTATCCCCCGTTAATTTATTATGTATGGCTATGTTGATTGATAACATATTTGAGATAGGTGATATGGTGTATCTCAAGACCGATTTAGAACAGCAGCCACGCATAGTATTTGCTCTTGAAGTGCGAAAGGGTGATATTATGTATCGCCTTGTATGCGGTACGGAGGTAAGCGATCATTACGATTTTGAATTGTCAATAGACGCAGCGAAATAATGGCTACCATAACAGATATGGCTAACAGGTTGGATGCGTTCAATATCACAGCAGCAACGGGCGAGGCGATGCAGAACAACACCGAAGCGATACTGGACATCAACCGTGAGCAGTTATACGAGGAAGGTGTCGGCAAGGATGGCGAGCCACTACCACCGTATAAGTCCGAAGCCTATGCACGTAAGAAGTTCAAACAGAGGGGTAAATCCATTGTGGACATATTTAAAACGGGGCGGTTACAGCGTGAGATGGAATTAGTGGTACAAGGCGATGAATACAGCATATTTAGTAAAGTGCCTTATTCGCAGTACGTAATAGGCGCACGTCCGACAGTTTACGGCTTAGATAAAGAAGGTAAACGTGAAGCATGGCATGTGATAAAGCCCGATGTAGTAAGAGCATTGAAAGAACAACTAAAAGTCGTCTGATATGCTTACGTATTCCCAATAATCGGAAGTTATCCCAGTAGTCGTAATAGTGTAGTTCATATTAACACAAATGTAGTAATTTTATGGCAGGTTGCGTTACATGTCAAAAGCCGTCTGAAAATGTCCTCAAAGCTAAACTTCAACATCTCAAGCCTAAGTTCTACGCTCAAGCGGTGGCGGCTGGGCTTACAGAGTTTGCGATACTCCGAACCGTCAACATCAACCCCGCTTTCATGTGGCGACCCCTTACAGATGAAGCCTGCGAGCGACTTGGCATATACGAAATATGCATCATTGCGGGAACTACCACTTAAAGTATTCATAGAAAATTACTGTTTCGGTGCGACTATCCCTAACTGGGATAAACTGCAATCCGAGTATTATATCGTTACGGGCGACCGTAATGCAACCGAATTTATACGCCTTGTACACGGCATGGAGCAGATACGGTATAGGGCGGCTACTATTGACCTGCTGATACTTGCCATTAAGCAGGACTATTCAGAACACATCGCAGACGCATTACGGGCTTATTTCCCACGGTTTAAGTTCGCAGAGGACACATACCTTCAAGAGATAGAATATGCCGTAAATTTGGAGAAAAATAACAAGGCGGTGTTTGATACTTACAGGCAGCAGTTGGACATGTTGCAGGACAAGAAGAAAGGGGAGAAAACACCACAGGACAAGTACGACGGATTCAGGGCTACCATGTTTCAGATAAACAAACATGCAGGGTATGAGGCAGTAAAGGACGAAAGCAGTACGTATGATTTTGCGGTGGCATACAGGGAATTAAACAAGTATATTGAAGAACTTAACAGCAAGAAAAAGTAATGGCTGATTTAATAAATGAGATAGTTTCCCCCGAAGCGTTAGCGCAGTTGGACGAGTTGAAGAAGTCCATTGATGATAATGCAAAGGCGTTAAAGGATTTAGCGGCAGCGGGTCGTGGTTTAGATTTCAGTAAGGCGAAAACCTTATCTGATTTGGGTGAATGGTCGGAAAAATACGAAAAGACCATACAGGCTATGACGGCTGCAAATCAGAACTATGCCAATAACCTGCAAAAGGCTATCGTATTAAAGCAGCAGTTGAACGGATCTACGAAAGAAGTAGTTGCAACCTATGATAAATTAGAGGCGGCAGAACTGAAAGCGGCTAAGACTGCCGAAATACGTGAGAAAGCAGCGCAAAGGGCGGCATCAGAGGCAGAGAAAGCCGCTAAACGTGAAGAAAAGGCACTCCGTGAACTGAATAACGAGTATGAGTTACTAAAGAAAGCCTATAAGGACGCAGCAGATAAGGCAAAGGAACTGGGTGTATCGTTCGGTACGAATAGTAAGGTATTCAAGGATGCAGCAGCCAACGCAAAGGTTATGTATGACCGTTTGCTAAAGGTTGAGATGGCGGTAGGGCAGGGGCAACGGGCGGTCGGACAGTACAATCAGGCGGCATTTGCGATGCAGCAGATATTACGTGATACGCCAGCGTTTGCGTATAGTTTTAGCACTGGTTTGCTTGCAATATCCAACAACATACCTATACTTGTAGATAGGATAAATGAGCTAAAAGAAAGCAATAAAAAGTTAGTTGCGGAAGGGGGCAAGGCATTGCCTGTATGGAAAGACGTTTTTGGTTCTCTTTTTACAGGAGCGGGCATAATAACTTTAGTTACATCTGCAATAACAATATTTGCGGCAAGGTTAAGCATGGCTTCTGGTGGATTAACAGAAGCTGAAAAGGCAGCAACCAAACTGAATGAAAAACTTATTGAACTTGACCAGACAATAAATGATAGTTATGAAAAGGAAGTAAAAGAAACGGGGGCTTTATTGCGAGTGGTTCAGTCTTTAGAGATGCCATACAAGGCAAGGCAAGAGGCACTTGATGAGTTAATTAAAAAGTACCCTCAATTATTGGGTTATCTTGAAAGGGAAAAGATACTAAGTGGAGAGCAAGGGAATGTGCTTGATGTATTGGCGGGAGTCGAAAATAATAAGGCAAAAATAAAGCAGTTCGAAGAAACAATTAAGATATTTTCAGAGGAAAGAACAAAACTATTACAAGAGCAGCAAGCCTACGAAAAAAGCGATGTAGGGTTTGTTGCTACATGGAGGCAGTTTACTAATCTTTTCGGAGATGAATCAGATAAGAGAAAAAAGAAAATAGAAGAACTAACCACTAAAATCAACGACTACAAGGAAAGTCTAAAAATTGAAAAAGATGAACTTACTTTCTTAACAAATCCTCAAAGACCGCAAAAGGGCAGAATCCGTGAAGATATAGAATCGGACATTAAAAAGTATGAGCATATAAGGGATATAACGGCAGAAACCGACAAAGAACATATTGCCGCAAATGAAAAGTTAGTTAAGTTACATGCGGAGTTAGATAAATACCTCAATAAAAAAACAAAGAAACCTAAAGAAGAAAAGGACACCACCCTTAAATCCGAAACCGACCTAATCAAAGCCATCTACGACAACAAGCAAAAGGAACTTGAAATAACACGGGACACTAACAAAGCTATTGCGGATGATACGAAGCAAGAGATGGCGGATAGGCTTGTCGCTTATGAGAACTACACGGCAGCGGTTTTGCAGTTGGCAAGGCTTGAGCGTGATATGACCATTGATATTGAGAACGAGAAGATAGAAGAAATAGAGCGCAAAAGAAAGACCGCAAAAGGTAAGGAAATATCTAACCTGCTTGAACAAGAAAGAGCCGCTTATTTGCGAATTAATACGGCAGAAAAGGAGTTCGGCAACCAACAAGCCACTATAACCCGAGACAGCAAGAAGGATATACTCGGCATAGTCCATTCGGCTAATGAGGAATGGGTGAAGGATGAGGAAACAATGTACAAAGACCTAAAAACAAATCAGGCTGCATCATTGTTGGTTGAAGAAGCTATGCTTAAAGCGGCATATGAAAACAAAGAAATGACCCGTAAAGAGTATAACAAGCGGGTAGCCGATTTGCAACGCCAACAGCGTGAATTTGAACTACAAACGGATATAGAGTTTGACAAAAAGATACTTGCCAATGACCAACTATCAGCAGAGGATAGGCGTAGGTACAAAGAAAAGCTACTGAACGATACAAAAGCACTTGCCGCACTCAATAAGGGTAAAGGTGGCGGGGCAAGGTCGGGCAGGTTTACGGATAGCCTTGCAATGTTATTTGCCCCGTCCGATTTGGAGAATGAAGAGCAGTATTTACAGGCGTTCTATGACCATACTATCCAGTTAGCTAACACAGCAGCAGACGCAATAATAGCAGCCAAAAAACGGACGTTTCAGGCTGAAATGGATAACCTTGACAAACAAAAAGAGGGAATCCAAACTAACTACGATATGCAGGTTGCGCTTATCAATGCGACAGGTAAAAGCGAAGCGGATAAGGCTAACAAAATATCGCAGTTAAACGCACAGCGTATGTTGCAGGAGCAACAGATTGAGCAAAAGAAGCGTGAGATTGCACAAAAACAAGCGGCATACGAAAAGACAGCAGCAATAGCGTCTATCATTCAAAGCACAGCCGTAGCGATAGCGGGAGCGTTGAAATACGGTCCAGCAGCACCGCCAATTATTGCACTTATTGCAGCAACAGGGGCAGCGCAGTTAGCGGCAGCAGCAAACGCCCCTATCCCCGCCTACAAAGAAGGCACAGACTACCACAAGGGCGGTGCGTTCATAGCGGGCGATGGCGGTGAGCCGGAATTGATTGTTGCGCCCAATAAATCACCGTATTGGTCAAACAGCGTAAGCACGCTATACAGCGAAGGTGCAGGCACTAAGGTTATCCCTATGTCGGATATTATGCAGTACACGAGTACTAATACAGATGATTTTTCATCGGCACAGCTTGACGCATTGGCTACCCGTGTAGCTAAGTCATTCGACAAAACAGGATATAAAATAGCACAAGTCATCCAAGCAAGCAAACCAAATATTAACATGAGCGCAGTAGCCGAAGAAATGAGGCGGGAGCGTAACTTACAAGGCAAATAATGGCATACTTAGGACGCATACAATTCACTATACAAGATGCAGCGGGGGATTACTACACCGCTACTCAAAACACCGATAATACGTGGACGGTTACGACTGCTGCATCGGTCACATATCTGCAAAACAATCCTCAAAACTGGGAGGAAACGGGCATTATATGGGAGCGCAATATGACCTATTACGGGGTATTTCGTTCTAATTCGCAGACGTTCCAATTTACTAAGGATGGCAGGGCTATTCTGTTAGATATAATGTTTGGTAATGGTGGTATAAACGCCTATGCTCTGCTTAAAATATGGCTATGGAATGAAACCACTATAACATACGACTTGTTCTATGAAACGCAGGTTGATTTCACAGCAGCAAGCGACGACAAACGTACTCAAATGCTTAGTTGTGCTACAAGGGACAATAACCTGTACATGTACCTTAAATCTAAGGCATCTACTGGTGTAAATATTCCTTTTTGGTCATGGAATGGTAGTTCATGGAGTTATGAAGATGCAGGTGCATTGCCCGTGTACCATGATGGTATAAAGCTATATTGGAAGAACATTTATCAAGGAGCAGAAACGGTAGATTCACCTGTTGCATACAGGATAAGAGGCTTTGATTTAGGCAATCATGGTTCTTTGCAGGGATGTCATACATTGCCAACACTAACAAACTATGTGATAGTACAGGCAAATGGTACAACTACATTTGCAGGTAACGATATTTTAGAGCCATATATAAAAGCAGCGTACCAAACACCCAGATTAAACGAGGTTAATTTTTTAGACAATGGAAATATAAATGCATCTGGGTTTTGCCCGATTAAACCGCTTATAAGTACGGAGTTTAATTTTGATTTGTCGTTTGCGTTTGACGGGAATGTCATTTTTACGGGTGGTGGTTTTGGCATTGATTTCTACTTGTATTTTGTCTTGTTTGAAATAAACGAGGACGGAGAGCCTACGCAAACGATAGCGGGTAGATACGATGTGTATTCTTACTTGTATTCAATAAATTTAGGCAACACAGGTATATATACGCCATCTGGCACATACACTTCAAGCAATACCATATCATTAAATCCATTTAAGGCGTACGTTTTAGGAATTTTGTTTGACGAGCCAACCACAGGACAGGACTTATCGGGATTTGCAGACATCAATTTAACCGAAATAAAGTTAACCATACAAAGTAATTGCGTATATGGCACTACTTTGCCTGTATATGCTCCACAAATACCCGATTCAACTGTTATGGCAATGCGACCCGCTACCGTATTAGAAAAACTGGTTGACGTTATCGACAGCACCGAAACAGACGCATACGGATTCCCTGTTCCAAAGGGTACGGGTTATATAGGTACAAGTACATATCTATCAGACCCGACAACAAGTTATGCCGATAACTACGACAACAACCCATACAACACCGTTTTCACATCAGAGAATGCACTAAGGCAGATTGTAGGTTATCCATACATGACATTGAGCTTATCTGAGTTCTTTGATATTTGCTTTAAGGTTTGGCAATGTGGTTTAGGTGTAGAGGGGCAAGACACGATCCGTATTGAGCCGCTTACTTATTGGTTTGATAAGGACACGCAGATACTTGAATTAGGCAGTAACATTTACGGGCTTGAAATACGACCTTATACCGAAATGATGGGCAACATCATTAATTGCGGATGGGACGACCCCCAAACAAACAAGAACTTTGCATCTGATGAATTTAATATGGGCAGGCAGTACAACGCTCCGTTAGATGTCACCCCGAAACCAATAGATTTAAAAGCAACAGGCGTAACAGTCGGCATCTATGAGATAGAAAAGATGAGGCAGCAGAATGACAGTGGCAACAGTTCGCCATCTGCTTCCAATGGGCTTGTAATGATGGAAATAAGCACAGACCAACAATTTGCCGACCTTACAGACCCAGCAGGAGGCGTAGATAATGTTGCATGTTACAATCTAAAGAAATACCCAACAGCGCAAAGCACAACCCCTGCAACAGCACCTTACATTAAAGGCATGATGTACCCTGAAACGGCATATAATTTAGGACTTACGCCACTTAAAAGCATGTTAAGGTTAGGTAAATGGTTGCGTACGATGTGCGATAATTTAGCCTATGCGGTATCAACCAACTATATCACGTACAAAAAGCAGTACCAACAGCAGTACAATGACCCGACTACGCCAGCATTGGAGTTGCCGAGTATAACTACAAACCTGAATACAGGTACAGTACTTGCCGAGGTGTCAGATATTGACATTTACAACCTTGATACACCGCAATTATTCAGACCTTACGTATTTAAGTTTGTATCACAAACGCCTTTAAATATGTACGGGGTGATTTACAGCAATCCGAGGGGGTACGTTAAATTCACATGGAACAATGTAGAATACAAAGGATTTATCTACAAGGTAGAGCAAAAAGCGGGCAATAATGAATCTACGGTGTTCGAGTTATTAGCGCACCCAGACACCACAAATGCACAGTTAAAACTAAATTAATGGCAATTCATTTTTACTTCGGCATTGATACGCTCCATCTTTCGTATTTCGGCAGTAGTAGCGTCATGTACTTTGTATTGACCTTTGTTAGTGTCGCATGTCCATGTCTTAGGCTTAGTACACCCCACAAACAACACCGCTACAATTAATAGTTTTTTCATTGCATAAAAGTAGTTAATTTTGTCAAAATGCCAACTTCGTACACCATAATCGCTAATTTCCCGAAAGTAGGGGATTTCCGATTCACACAGGAATCGCAGTTCGACACCCCTTACAGCGATGTTAGCGGGTTCTATCAGTTCGACCAGCGACCAACTAATGACAGTACCCAATGGTGGCAGACGGACAAGAAATACTACACTAAAAAGACCCTGAATGATCTGTGCTGCGTTATGGTGCATACCAATGCAGTAGGTACATCACCACTCGTTCCTGATTTGTTTATTGAAGGTACAGGCGTTAGTTACCCCTTGTCGTTTACAGGCAGCCCATACATATTTGGTGAACAGCGTATAACAGGTTATGAGTACGTTGACCCCGTTACGAACACATCGTATCAGTTGGATTCGTTCATGTGGCAGTTCTACTTTAATCAGTTTATTACCGATGCTGATACGGGTATCTACCGTTTGCGTATGCGTGTCTATGGCGATTCGGGTATGACGGTTTATCAGGATTACGTAAGCGATGATATTATGGTGTACACCGAATTTAAGGGCTGTACACAAGTCAAAGCAACATACAATACCAACAGGGCGGCAGAGTGGGTGGTAGTTAGCGGATGGGTAAGTCAGCCAGTATTTACGCACCGTGTAGAGGGGCAGCCGATGGAGTACAAGCCGAAGGCAAACTACGTATCGTACCTGCAACAAAACTATTTGAATCAGCAGTTGAATGTCAATTCATGGCGTACTTTCAAATTCAGGTTAGGTGATATTGGTCAGGGTGTACCATTGCCCCGTATTGAATCGGTTAGTAAAGCATTTGAGGCTGATAACTTTTGGATAGATGGCAAGCCGTTTATACTTGACATAGACAATTCAACAGGTTTGCAGTCATTGTGGGAAATGGACGACCCTGAAGCGTCAATAATGGCGTGGGCTTCCGCTCCTATCCGTGAGAAATATGCTAATGAAAATGTGTTTGTAACGGTTACGCCTACTCCCGACTTGCTTATACTTGACCCAGACAGTTATCCTTATGCCCTTATTCCGTGGTCGCTGAATGACGGGTTTTCTATTATATCGTTTGATGCAGCAGTAGTGGACGACCCGACTGCACAGACTGCATTAGTAGCGGCATGGAATGCGACAGTCGGATTAAGCGGAACATTTTATCAATCGGGCGGCAGCATATACTTCACTCCATCGGTAGGCGATGCGTCTATATTCGGTGATTTTGAGGCATTGTACAGCTATTTCACGACATATTACAGCGGTTCGGCTACGGGTGGTAGTAATGGTTTCAGATATGCAGGGACATCGGCTAAAATGGTTGTGGATTGGAACGATGGCACGGACGTAGATTATTGCGGAGGTTCGGCAGGAACGGTGACTGTTACCCATGCATTTGCATCAACAGTTTCACCGTCTTATGATGCAAGGTTCTTCCATAATAATTTCGTAAATAAACTTGAATGGAACGAGGCAGGATTGGCTTATCCAGTTGTTGACGTGTTTGTTTACGACCATAGCGATGATATGCCTGTATTCCTAAATAGGTTTATCGTGGACACATGTTCACAATACGGGGTACTTACTTACAGCCTCGACTTTGCGGCATGTGCTACATGGATAGCGTCTATAACTATACGTGGATGCTCTAATTACACATTAGGCACTACATTCCTTAACGTGGCGATGGATAATATTCAAGAAGTGATACTGCCTAACTGTAAACTATCAACCGCAACAGTTGACGCTGTGTTTAATAACTTTGTGGCTACGGTATGGGATGGAGTTAGTACAGGCGGCACAATATCAACCAATGGACAAACGCCATCAGCCCCACCAACAGCGGCATCACTCGCATCACGTACAGCACTTACAACAGCTTTATGGACTTTAACAACAGACTAATGAGATACATAATAATCATACTACTTCTATTTACTGGGGCTGCATACGGACAAAGCATAGCCCCGTCAGGTGCTTACAATACATTAGGTGTAAATTCAGGCGGTTATCAGGCGAAACGGGCAATGATAGTGCCTAAAGCGTTTCAGCCGTGGACGACTTATGATACAACGGGATTTATTTGGCTTGATACTACCAACCACTACCTCTACTATCACAACGGAACAAGCCGTGTACAGGTAGGTGCAGGCGGTGGTGGTTCAGGCACAGTTACCTCAATTACAGCGGGGTATGGATTGAATGGCGGCACTATCACAACGAGTGGTACGATACGGGTTGATACTACCAAGATTGCCACGATCCGTATGCTCGATTCCGTAGCCAACGAAATCCCCACCGTTAACGATTATGTACCATACACAGGTGCAACCGATTCGGTGCGATTAGGCGAGTATCAGATACGGGCGGGTCAGGTAGCATTAGACCTTACTCCGACAGCGCCACAGGTAGTAGGCGGTATGTATTGGGATGTGACGAATGTGTGTCCATCGATTCCATTGAATGCAGATGTTACGTTGCAGGTAGGGCAAGAAGTGTACGTTAGGGCAAGGAATAATACAGGAACGACCATAACGAACGGTAAAGCAGTGTATATCAACAGCGCACAAGGAAACAATCCTACATTAGCCCTTGCCGATGCGGACGATGTAAACACATCGCAGGTTATTGGCGTGGCAACAGAGGATATATCGGACAATGCCACAGGTTTTGTAACAGTTACAGGTGTGGTTAATGGCGTGAATACAAGCGGATATAACGCAGGGGATGCGTTGTATCTGGACACTATAAATGGCGGTTTAACTAAGCAGTTACTATCCTCGCCACATAACGTAGTATTTGTTGGTTATGCCCTGAATAGCACAAACAACGGGCGTATATTCGTCCGTCCGAGTAACCCGATTGCAGCCGATACCGCCATGAATGCTAACGGTAATCAGATTGCACCTACACAGCAGGCGGTGAAGAAGTATGTAACTACTGCGATAAGTGGCAAGATGAACTACACGGACACGGTTGCATTAAGTAACCGTATCAACACTAAGCAGAACTACAGCGACACGACCACATGGGACGCTACACGTTCATGGGTAACGGGGCAGGGTTACGGCACAGGTACAGTATCATCGGTAGCAGTTGCAAACGGTTTCGGGTTGTCCATAAGCGGCAGCCCTGTAACCACAACAGGGACTATCACCGCAACGGTAGATACATCTAAGGTGGCAACCAAAGCAGATGTAAACGCTAAGGGAAACGGAACGGTAACATCGGTAGGCGCAACGGGCGGCACAGGTATAAGCATATCAGGCAGTCCTATCACATCGGCAGGCACATTCACCGTCACCAACACAGCCCCCGACCAAACAGTATCACTAACAGGGGCGGGAACAGTCAGCGTTACAGGCACTTACCCGACATTCACCGTGACGGGTACAGGCGGTAGTGGTGGTGTTGCTTCTATCACGTCCACAGGTAGCACAATGCAGGTTACAGGCACAACAACGGTAAACGTGGAAGTGGACACAGCGCACTCATTTACATTCACCGCAAACAATACATTCACTCGTGATATAACAGTCGATTCGGCTTCTATTGGTACGGGTAACGGCTTATCTACTAACATTCGTTTCGGGCGTAGTGCGCTTGGTGCAGTTACAACAGGCACAGGGTTAGCGGCTGTGGGTGAGAACGCAGGTAGGCTTATACAGACGGGACAAAACGATATTTACATGGGGCGTAATGCAGGAGGCAACACAGGTACAGGGGTGTCAGGGCATGTGGGTATCGGCACAGGCAACCTCAACTATTCTACAGGGGATAATAACACCGCAATAGGATTTAATGTTATGGCACGTGGCGTAGCATGGAATGGTATTGCGAACGTGGCGTGTGCAATAAACTCACTGAATAACCTTACATCTGGGTCGGCTAACTCGGTATTTGGTAGTGGTGCTGGCGGCGCATTGACATCAGGCAGCAATAATACATTTACAGGCGTATCATCAGGCTCTTTAATCACGACAGGCGGCAGTAATGTGATAAGCGGCTCGTATACAGGCAACAGTGGCGGTCTTGACATTCGCACCCTATCAAACAGACTTGTACTATCCGATGGTGCAGGTAACATACGGGCATACCACAATAACACTAACTGGCTTATTGGCACGGTTACCGATGGCAGTACGGGGGCGTTGCAGGTTAGCGGCTCGCTTGGGTTGAATACAGCAGGTAATAAGCTGAACATCGCCACAGGTACTAACGCATCGGTTGGAACGGGTACGTTATCATCGGGGACAGTTACTATCAATACGACAGCAGTAACGGCAAGCAGTATCATTCAGGTGCAGCTTACATCATGTTCATCGTGCGGCACATTGTACATCAGCGCACAGGTAGCAACTACATCATTTACCGTAACTTCAACCAATGGGTCAGACGCATCAACATTTAATTACTGGATAATCAACTAATATGAAACAACTACTTTTTATCGCATTGGTGTCTGTATGGGGACACGCATCAGCATCAGTAATCACAGACAGCACGGCATACGTTGCCGACAGCGCATTTACCTACTACGAAGACGGCATGTATTGCACCATATCACCCGTTGCAGTCCGTATAGGTGATACTGCATTATGTACGGTACTACGCATAACAGAAATGAAGGACGCAGGAACACAGCCTTACAACGGAGGATACACTCAAGTAGGTGCGGTGTTCTTTACGCTTGAGAGCGCATCGGGGGCAACTAAGTACCCTATGAGCCTGTCAATTAATAACATTACGGACAAACAGACCTACACAGCATGGAAAACATACGGGTTTAAATTTCTTGCGTGGAAAATAGCTGATACTTATTCACTGAATATAGACTAACTTTACACCTAAAATAAGTAGTATGCAGATTAAACTATCATGTGTTGAACTTACGGACATCGTAAACGACACTATTACATCGGTGGCAAACTTCCCGATTGCGCCCGTAACAGCGTTCGGACTTGCACAGGTTATGCCTCACATGTTCTTCATCGAATCTAATTCACAGGGCGTAATGCGTTTGTGTGTGGCACGTATTGACGGTGAGGCATTGCCAATTACAGCAGTTAACCTCGGAGTAAGCTATACGCCTACAATAACAGACTACGACACATACGTAGCGCACGGACTATTCAGCACCCATCCGATACATCGTCCTAAATAGTGATTGTGAGGGATAAATATAACATTCACTTTTCCATCGTGGCAGGGGCGGCAGGCATACTGTGCGCCCTTGTCAAATGGCACACGTTCGCATGGGGCAATGTCGCTGTTATGGCTAACGGAGCAACGGTGAATGATATATGGTATTACTGGTTTGAGGGCTATTCCTATGCCCTTATTACAGCTGCGGTTGCATTTGCTGCATCTTATGTGGCTTGCACCGAAAATGGTTCGTTTTCGGCATTTCTGATTAAATACGCTTCAATTTTTACGGCATTTGTTTTTGCGGTTCGGGCTGTGTGTAATATGATAACCTATGACGTATTCACGGAAATAGAAGCAATTATAGACATCTCATTATTAGTTTTTGTGTGTCATCGGGCGGAGGTGTGGCACAAAATTAACCTTAGAAAACATCATGTCAACTCTACCCCCCGAAATCCTATGGAAGGTCATTAATGGGCTTGTTTATGTATTAGGCGCACTTATCAGTATAGGGATAAGTGTCTTTGTGTTTTTCCATAAGTCTATACTTCGTAGGCTTGACAGTATCGATACCGATTTAAAGCCGATAGTTACGCAAATAGCGGTACAGAAAGAACGAACGGACACCCTGCATGAGCGATTGAACGAGCATGAGAGAAGGATAAGTAAGTTGGAGAGTAAATGACAAACTTGTTCCGATTGTTTCGCATTGTTTGCATATTCCAACTATCCGACCTACCTTCGCCCCATGCAACTCCCCCAATACCAACGCCAACTAATCGAATCAATGCGTAATGGCTCGCAGATGTGGTCTGATAGTTTCGGTAAGACTACCTACCACATGCGGGTAAAGAAGTCCGTTAAGACCATAGACCGATTCACTGTGGCTACTCTGATTTATCGGGGGCTGATTAATGATAAGTTGGAGTTGACGGATAAAGGTTGGAATTGTCAGATTGTTTAGTATATTTGCAGTACGCAGGTAGCGGATAAAAACTTACTATTATGAAAGAAGAATTGCAAAGGGACGTATTTGATGCGTTAAAACAGTTAGCCGAAAAATTAGGCACAACCACCGAAAAACTGTTTGAAGTCTATTTAAGGCAAGCCAAAGTGTCGGCAGTTACAGACTTTATAATTACCGTGCTGTTGATTGCGAATGCGGTATTTTCAGTTTACGCCAATATGCGTTGGTCGGGTGCAAGTTGGTATTATTACAGGTTTGAAAACATTGGGACAACAAGTTTGGCGGGTGGCGGCCTTATTCTTGTTTCCTACTCTGTTCTTTCTATTCTTGGAGCAGGTATAATGCTTGTGTGTTCAATTCAAAGTTGCATGACTGGCATATTTAATCCTGCATATTCTGCAAGCAAGGAAATAATGAATGACATAGCGGCAATTAAATAATTCCGTAGTTTCCGTAGTAAGTTCTACGGGATAGAGCCTCACTTCGGTGGGGCTTTTTTATTTCCCGCTTATTCCGTACATTTACGCAAAAATATTATATGCAGTACAACGACTTTATACTTTTTGGTTTCGGGCTTGGTGGCGTACTTATCCACAACCTGACGAAAATAAACGAACTCAACAAGGCGGGTAAATTCAGCGCATCAGCATACTTCGGGCTTGAATGGGCTTCCATCTCTATCAGTCTGATTATCGTTATTCTGTGCATCGCAGGTAAGCATGAGGTAGCGCAATTGGAACAGGCAGGTAACTGGCTCGGATTGGCATTTACTACTATCGGATACATGGGTCAATCATTGTTCGTTAAACTGATGGGTAAAGCATCTAAGGCATTGGGAGATAAAACGGATGCAGATGCATAAAGAATACACCATCTGGGATATAGTCATAGCACTTGGGCTGTGTGTGCTGTTCTTCATGTGGTCGTCATGTCGAACTGAACAACGTATAGCACGTAAGGCATTAGCGGCAATGGACAAGGCGGAAACCAAGTACAATGCAGCCTCGGACGTGGACACGGTAGGCGCGCACTATTGCAACACTAAACACCCTGTAAAGGTTGGGAAGGGGCAGGTGAGGTATATTAAGGGCGATACGGTTACGCATACCGATACGGTTACCAGTGTTGAGCGTAGCGTGGACACAGTTACGCTTACCCGTATCATAACTAAGGTTAAGTATATCCATGATACTACCGTTCGCACCGACACATTCGAAAACACCAACAGAATCGAACTACAAGCGGCTGAAATCGTCGGATTGCGTCAGGACAATACCAACGCATGGGACGAGGCGAGTAAGGCGAAAATTCAGGCTAATAAACGGCTTTGGCTCATATTCATTCTCATCGGTGCAATCATAACCTACATCATAGTTAAATGGCGAAGATAACAGCACAGGAATTAATGGCAATTGCACCCGTTTCGGCTAAAGCGGCTGAATTGTTTTTGCCGTACATCTACAAGTATCAGGGCGATGTAAACAGCCCTATCCGATTTGCGGCATTCTTGGCTAATGTCCTACATGAATCAGGCTGCTTTAAATACGTGCGTGAGATTGCATCGGGCGATGCGTATGAGGGTCGTAAGGACTTGGGTAATGTGTTTAAGGGCGATGGACGGACGTTTAAGGGGCGCTCATTGATGCAGATAACAGGACGTGCGAATTACCTTGAGTGCAGTAAGGATATGTTTGGAGATGATAGGCTCATTAAGAACCCCGAATTGCTCGCCACTCCTGAAATAGCAGTACAAGCGTCATACTGGTACTGGAACAAGCGCAAATTGAACGCTATTGCCGATACTGGCGATTTTGTGAAGGTATGTGTCCGTATCAATGGCGGTAAGAACGGATTAGAGGAAAGGAAGCGGTACTACGATGCACTATTCAAGGTACTCAATAAAAACGGCTAATGTCGCACAACCAACACACCGAAGTAAAGAAGTACGACCACCTACGGGAAGAAATAGAACAAGAACTGCGTGATGGCGGTTCGTTTCGTGGCGTAGCCGACAAGATAATCAAGAAACACAACCTGCCCGCCAACAAAGAAAGTTTCCGTAAACATATCCGTAAGGTGCAGCGTAGTATGCACCACCCTGCATTAGCCGAACAATGCGAAACGGTAGGCGTACCGATTGAGGATGTTAAGCACTATTGGCATAAAGGCAAACACTTTTCGCTATTCGTCAAGGGCAAACAAACGGCATACGATGAAATACGGGAAAGCATTATACAGGACATTACCGAACACGCCCCAAAGTACAAACGAATCGTGTACAAACCCGATACCGATTCGTACCTGCTCGTTATTGACCCTGCCGATATTCACCTGAATAAACTATGCTCCGCATTTGAAACTGGCGACGAAAGCAACCACAACGTAATATATCGCAGGGTGGTAGATGGCGTAACGGGTATCATACAAAAAGCACAGGGCTACAAAATTGACCAGATACTATTCGTGGCGGGTAATGACATACTCCACGTAGATAGCCCGAAAAACACGACTACAAGCGGCACACCGCAGGATGTTAGTATGATGTGGTACGATGCGTTCACGTTAGCCCGTAAACTCATGGTCGAGTGCATCGAAATGCTGCTACCGATTGCGCCCGTACATTTTCAGTATAACCCATCCAACCATGACTATGTGCATGGTTTCTTTTTGGCACAAACTTTACAGGCGTGGTTCAACCGATGCGAACAGGTTACGTTTGACGTTAGCATCGCTCATCGTAAGTACTTTACATACGGTCTGAATCTAATAGGCACAACACATGGAGATGGCGCAAGGGAGGGCGATTTAGCCCTGCTGATGGCACATGAAGCGTCTGATAGTTGGGCTACATGTAAGCATCGGTACTACTACACGCACCATATCCATCACAAAAAGTCTAAGGACTACATGAGCGTTTGTGTCGAATCGTTACGTTCGCCATCGGGTACGGATTCATGGCATCACCGTAATGGGTATCAACACGCACCGAAAGCTATTGAGGCGTTTGTCCATAGCAAGGTTCATGGACAAGTAGCGAGGATAACGCATTTGTTTTAAAACCGCCACCTAAGAATAGGCAGCGGTATCACAGTTAAGGCAGTACAATCCGAGAACCGCACTCCTCGCAGGTGTTAGTTAATCTAATGTCTTGCTCGTTTCCACAGGCGCAGATTGCCCATGTTTCGTGGTTGTTCATAAAAAAGTGGAATTAAGTATTTCTGTGCATAATTGTTCAGGAATAACAGATCGCGTGTAAGAACCTTTTAATCCCTGCGTGCCTGTTTTGCTCCCTCTTGGCGCACGTTCATGGTTGCAATTAGGATTATTGTTTCTGCATAATGGTCTTGGTTGCCAATTTGCGCAATTAGTCCAAATGTCAGTAGGCTTTGCCCGATTATCTCCGTACTGACAATACCACACCGTATGGCGTATAAATGACTTCATAAATGGCATTTTGCGTAACATACCTCTTGGATTTTCAATAAAGAAAACCATATTAGGATTAGCTAAAATCCATTCACGAATAAGAGATATAAAGTGCTGATTTACCCTATCGCATTTTGCGGCATAAGGTGTTTTAGGTGTAGTTCCATTTCGGTGTGTGCTTATTGCTGCAATGGTGTATGTAGTGCAATCGGGTGAAGCCCAAACAAAATCAGGAACAAAAGGCACATCTTCTTTTGTTAGTAGTTCAATGTCCTTTGCTAAATTTATTCCGTCAAACTGCTGCCAGTCAACCGAAAAGACACTATGCCCTAATTGTTCTGCCGCATTTCCTATTGATCGACTACCTGCAAATAATTCAAGTACGTTCATCGTCTGTATAATTTAGTTATCACCGCCCCGATCCCAAACCCACCACCCGCAACTATAATACGTAACCCCATGCTCCATGTATCTGGGTGTATGCCATATCGAATAGCAGCAGCCGTGTACAATACGGTGAATGGTAGCAGGAATAGAACGGATTGGGTTAGTGGTTTAGGTTTGTGGCGCATCTTGTTTGAGTTGAATGGTTAGTGATGATTGTGTCAAAGGGCATTGTTCCGCTACTGGTTCAATAGTGTAATACCCGAATTTAGTCGCCCTACACGAATGCCAATAATCTCCGTGTCCTTTCTCTTCTCTGTACATCGGGCAATCCCCGCAGCCCGTTACTGTGATTGTGTTATCAGCCTGCTCACGGCTAACTCTTGGTGTGTTCATTGTCGTTGAATTTTGTCGTGAAGTAATCGGGTATCTTTACAATATTTTCCAGTCCATCTTCACGCCCCTCATCGTATGCCGTTTCTATCACATCCCGTTCTGTTGGGAGTAGGGCGGTGAGGATAGCTATTACCCCCAAATCAGGTAATGGCATTTTCTGTACTTGCTCAATAGCAGTCTGTAAAGGTGTCTTGCTCATAGTTGTTTAGTTTTTGAAGTTTACGTAATGCTTTTATCTTATACCTGCCTATCGCTGTTTTCTGCCATTCTGGAACAAATGTTTTATCCAATTCAGCAAAGGTGTTGTTCCTGATTCCCTGTTCTGTTTTCTTTAGCGGGTTGTACCCGAATAAGTCAACCAATGGGAATATAACAATGTCTTGGCGTTTAACCCAGTTAAAGGTGTTTTCGAGTAGTCTGTATATCAATTCAGGTAGCCATAAAATGCACCTAATCAAATTGACCAACCAATGTTCTTCAGAAAAAGAATCACCTACTGAAAAGCCAAAAAGAAAGCCGCTAATTATAAGGTAAATGTATATGGCGTGTATCATATCTTCTCAATTTTATAGTAAAAAATGTAATCGTTATTGTCCCATGCGGATTGACCGAGTTTGTGGATGATGTATTGCTGATATTCACACGGTAGGTCTATCGGTAAATCATTGCACACATGCCCTTCGACACCCCTCACCCTCACCGCCTCACAACTAACTATCCTGAACCGTGTACGTGCTGCTGATACGGGCATAGTGGCGGGGGATTGCCAGCCTTGATGTGCATACGGTTCAAATTCTGGATAGTCTGCCTTGTGGTAATACTTATCGTGTTTGTGTCGGTACATCCACACCTCCCTCACCACTACTTCCTGACCGATGGCGTAGGGTTGCTTGTTGCTGTGCTTAACTATTATCGCTGTCTGTGTGCCATCATGCAACGCCTTTGCTTCGGACGTTGTGGCTATGTAAGTTCGTTTCATATCCGTACAAGATTTATTACTCGTGAATTGATTTGTTTGGAGCGGAGTAGGGAGCGGTAGGAACTGATAGCTGTAAGCATTGAGTCTGCTGCATTCTCATAATCTACCCATAGTGCGGCTTTCTTATCCACTATCTCCCCCGCCTGTTCCTCGGTGATCGTTAGGCTGTCGGAATGGTAAGACCACCTACCGTTAGGCATAGTGTCCATATCAACTGTTATTGTGTCGCCTTGCACTTCCACCATCAGCCATTCCCTACCGTTACTGTTGTGTTGGTGTGTCATTGTTTGTGTTTTTGATGTTAAAGAATTTGTTTAGTGCTGCTGTATCTTCTGCATAAGGCGGCAATGTTATCCACATAACCACAGCGGTAATGGTGTTGCTTATCGGCATAAGTGTATATACCATATCCCTTATCTGCACCTGCATTGTTTCGCACCTGCCGCCTTTTGAGTGTGCTATATGTACCCACTTATACATCGCAAACGCACTTAGCAGATACACTACTACGAATACTACAATCTTTTTCATGTTGTTCAGTTTAAAAACGCCCCGTCTGCTGCGAAGGTGTCAAACTATTACCGACACGGATGTGTCAATATGCAGGCAGAACGGGGCTAATAATTTCATTTAAGTAATAGTTTGACGTGGTGAAGGTAAGTAACTGTTTTGAGAAATCCTAACACCCATAAACACTATCGTCTACGGGCGGGTTGATGAATGTGGTGTAGGGGATGACGGGTAGTAGTAAATCGCTACATAAGTTCCATATATGCGTATTGCCTACGTGAAAATACACATCGCCTTCATTAAATGAATTTTCATTAAACGATTCGTGTTCCGTCTTATACCCCTGCTCCCTCGCCAATTCCGCAAGATGCAACATCTGCTGCCATGTACTGCATAGGACGGCAACCCCATTAAAGTTTAGTTTTGTCTGTTTCATATCTTCCCCTCCTTTTTAAGTTTTTCGTAGGCTGATTGCCATGCGTAATCTTCGGTAATACACATTTCTGCTAATAAAACGCCTTCATTTATTATCTCATATCCGTTAGCAAACATTGCACTATATGATTCATAAACAGAATACGCTTTGGGGTACACCTTCTTCACCTCTTGTTCGTAGTTTATCATTGTTGTTGGTTTAATAGTTCCTGAATATGTTTCAATACGGGTGGCGTGAGCGTGATAACCACATTGCCTGTCATTACTATCACATCGCCTCCGTTCTTTATCACCTTACAATCCCCTATCTCTGTCAATACCGATACATGTGGCGTGAGAAAGTCGGATGCGGGGTGGGCAACAGCCCCGTCCGTATTTGCATTAAGCAGATAGCCGTACTTTTTTTGAACAGGGTAAATAACGCTATCTCTACCAAATACATTAAATGTGGTACGCGGTAATGTTATATCAAACTTGTCACATATCGCATCCCATTCCTCCTGCGTGGCACAATGGATGCAGTCTTGTTCGGTTAGGTCTTTTATGTGTTTCATATTTCGATGTTTGTGTGGTGGTGGATGGGGTGTGTAAGAACTGGAAACTCAAGCGGGTACGGCATTTCGTCTGAATAAAAACGTATGTAAACGTCTAAGTCGTCTATGTATCCGCATAATCTTATCCCCGCCTTCTTCACCCACTCCCTCAACTGCTCATTGCTATCAAACTGAATGTAACAATCGGTGTTGATTATTTCGGATAGTTTGTGTTTCATTTTATCAAGTGTTTAAATTGTTGGTAAGTGGGCGTGTTGCCGTGATATATGCAGTTTGCTACATTGTGCCAAAATTCAAAACCTTCTGGCGTTTCATTCCATTCAAATGACTGCATAAGTGCTTCGTATTTGTGCTTTGTCTTGTCAGAGTCAATCCTGCGCCCTATATATGCTTCTGCGTTCCTCAATGCCGCCTCCCTCAATTCCGTGTCGGCTATGGATTCTAAGTGTTCTCGGATGGTTTTCATATCAATAGTGTTTGTTTTGATAGTCTTTAAACTCAACTGCAAAATCGAATATTGCAGATGGCGACATGTATGGTAGCGTAAATGTAATGACGTTGTTCTTGTAACTCCATTCAATGTCTTTACTGTCAAGAAATGCGCCAAGTGTTGCGCTGTATTCTGTTGTTATTACTGTCTTTCTCATATCCCAGTATTTTGAAGGTTAGTGCGTGGTTCTGTCCTGATTTGCGGGGCGTGGGGTGTTTCGACACCTGCAATGTTAGCGGCTCGGTTGAAGCCCTCTATCCATTGGCTGCGTCCGTATTCGTGAATGGCTGCGATAATAACCTCGCATTCTGCCTGTGTAGCGGTACTTGCCGCAAGTAGTGTGATGATGTGTTCCATTGTTTTGTTTTTATAATTGTGAATCAATATAATCTTGATAGTAATCGTCTTCTAACTTTTCGTAGGGAGGTTTAACCCATTCGGTGATGTTGTTGTAGTGATGGGCTGGTAGTTCGTCATCCATAAAGTCTGTCGGGGTTGGGTCTGTTCCGTCCGAGTAGAATCGGATATACGTGTCATCGTAGAACGCCATACGGCTAAGATATATCTCATTGCGGTGTGCGAATCTGCTTAGTTCCGTAGCGTCATCAAACTGCAAGTAACAGTCCGTGTCGATTATGTTTTTGATGTGTGGCATGTGGTATAAATTGAAGTGAATTAATTGCAGTTGCTCGGATGCTGCACCCCGAAATAAATTAAGCTAATTTTTTTGATAATTCCTTATACATCTTCGTTAATTTAAATCTTTCGGGTATGGAATTAAAAAGGTTAATCCTATCTGATTTAATATTATTAAAATACGTATCATTTACTGATTTTATCCAATTATCCTGAGTTTCATTTGACCTAACAAATGGTCTGTAATTATTGGCAAATAATACAGAATAATCAGCCCAAATATCAGATAATATGATTTTGCTGATTTCTACCATGTTTGTGCTTTTTTCTACTTTCTGTAAGTATGTCATTGTTTTGTTTTTTAGTATGATGCAAAAGTACACATAGTTTTGGAATTACCAAACTTTTCCGAAAAAAATATTTTTCGACCGAAAATTTGGTTATCTCAAAAGTGCGTTGTAATATTGCAGAAACAAACCAAAAACAGAATGAAAGAACTATTTAAAATCGAACCAATCCGCAAAAAGATGCCCGACCATCTGCGACCTAAGAAACACCTGCTTAATGCGTTCTTTATCGGCAAAACAGACGCACTCAACGAAAAGCAAATAAAGTGCATGATTAACATTATCGAAAACGGGTCGAAAGGTGCGGTATCATTCCTTAACAACCAACTCAAAAAACTGCAAAAATGAACCCCGCACTACCCCACATCATCGGATTAATCGCAGCAGTTGTAACCATTTTAATACTACGCAAATATGAAAAAACTACATGAACGGGCAATATGGTGGTTGGATATGACCTCCAAAGCTAAAGAAAGACGCATCTATGCTCAACTTGAATCTACACGCAAGTATGACTTTTTTGGCGTAAAAGAACACTACATGCGCAAAGCATCACGAATGGCAGACGTAACTATATACTGCCACAAACGATACCTTATTGTATTACAGCAAATCAAGGACGCACAATGACCACCAAACAAAAGAAACACGAGTATTTTTTAAACGTACTACTAAAAACAAAAACACATGACACAGTTAAGAAAAGCAACCAGACAGAAAGCCAAAATCCGCTTAGGTTTATCCGCAGTATCAGGCGGTGGCAAAACATTTTCAGCCTTACTTATCGCTAAAGGACTGGTAGGCGACCTATCCAAAGTAGCCATCATTGACACCGAAAACGGTAGCGCAGACCTGTACGCTCACTTAGGCGAATACTCCGTACTGCCACTCAATGCACCATACACGCCTGAACGCTACATTGCAGCAATCAAGGAATGTGAGGCGGCAGGCATGGAAGCTATCATAATAGACAGCATAACTCACGAGTGGGATGGCAAAGGCGGCATACTTGAAATCAGCAACAGCATGACGGGCAACAGTTACACAAACTGGGCTAAAATCACGCCACGCCATCAGGCATTCCTTGACACTATCCTGCAATCTACATGCCATATCATTACCACTGTGCGTAGGAAGCAGGACTACGAAATGACCACCAATTCACAGGGCAAGTTAGTGCCTCAAAAAGTGGGTCTTAAAGAAGTTACCCGTGAAGGCTTTGAATACGAACTGACCATTAACCTTGAACTGGACACCAACCATACCGCAACGGCATCTAAAGATCGTACAGGATTGTTCGCATCAGGCATACCTTTTACGCCATCAGAGGAAACGGGACGCATGATAAAAGAATGGTGCGATATGGGTGTAGAACTAAAACCTGTGCCAATAGAAGACCGTATTGCGCAATGTAACACGGTAGAGGGGCTGATGCAGTTGTACGCATCTACTCCGAACATGCACGAAGACATCAAACAATTATTCACAATCCGCAAAAAAGAACTGACCAATGGATAACCAAATATCAGCAATCGGAGTACTTAGTTTACTCGAAACAACCAAAGAACAACGTGAATCATTTGTGCGCTCGATTGTGAGCGCACTTGATGAG